ATCATATCCTTCTTAGGATTAGAAACTGCCTTGAGTGCTTGGAAAAATGCTCTCTTGACATAGGTATCGCTACCACTAATATTGATAGGAATAACTTCAACTCGATTAGTAAAGTGCCCCTCGTTAGATACCCGCGCAATCACATCCTTGGGATCTACAGACTCCATAGACTGCCTAGCACGTTGAGTCTTCAGAACTGTCTGAGCAATATTGGAAACAATCTCTTGTGAAAAAGAGTGAGGAATGTTGTTGATCCAATCAACACACTGCCCTTGAGTTGGTTCTTGTTCCTGAATAGAAACCCAACGTGCGAGTGCTTTGCTAAAATCTCCCCGAGTGGCAGACTTACTAGGTGGGTGGTTGTTGGCACCAAGTCCAATCTCATCCCACACATCACTCCAGGTAAAACCTTCCTTAGGTTCTACGATATTGAATACCCAATACAACAAACCCATACTAAGGATTGCCTCAAAGCGAGTATAACCATCAAAGAGATGATCGTTTGTACCTGCAAATGGAGGTTGGACATCAAGAAGAACTCCGTTGATCTTGATATTGTTGGCCAAGTCTTGAACGTTCTCTCTGTTCGTTCCAAGCTCACGCGCAATATTTACAACTTGTCCTGCTGCATTGGTTCGTTCAATCAAATCGAGTTTGATCTTTCGACGACCAATACATACAAAGGTTCGACCCTCCGGGAGAGGAAGATCCTTAAACCAATCAACATCAGGACAAGAAGATGCTGTCGGCAGTTTACGAAAGTTAGACATAATTAAATAGCAAGTTTGCTTTGCGTAGAGAATATTCTCTACTGGGTCAGAGGTCGCTCACGCTTGTCTGACTTGCTCATATTATAAGACACAAAAAAGAGGGCGTCAAGCCCCCAGTTTCATTCGGTTTCCTCTACCCTCTTCTTCTTGGAACCGATGTTGTACTTAGTCTCGAGAATCCAATCACCCTTATCTCTATAAGAAAGAACTTTGATTTGATTCAGTGGAGCAATATCTTGAATCTTTGTAGCATCTACAATCTCAACCAGTCCCCAGTCAGCAATCAGTTGTGCAATACGATTGCGTCGTTGGACATCGTTTACGGTGAGATTGGCGTGCTTGCCATCCAGTGCAAATAGTTCCTTAAAATGCACCAGGAAGTAACGACCTTGCTTATGCAGAATATGGCAGGACTGGTAAATCTTCTTCTCTTTACGAGAGGCAACACCAATACGGGTTAGGGTTTCACGAACTTTTAAAAAGTCATCTGGTTCGCTTAGTGTAACCTCAACCATTTGTTCAGGCGACCACTTCACTTCAGGTTCTTGAACGACACTCATTTTCTTCCTCCAGTCTCAAATTTCGATCGTATAAAATTAAGTTGTTCTTTAGTCAGAATCCGTAAAGCTTGCTTTGCCTTTTCATTACTATAACCATAGTAACGCTTAACATAATCAAGGTCTTGGATCTTGTCTTGTCGGAGCCAGGGAGAGAACCTCTTCTTTTTCCTCAAAGTATTTAGATAAAACAAATATTGCATATCTTTGTCCAAGAATGAGTACTTATTCATCTCATTAGCAAACATAATACAATCTAAATGCCCAGAGAGACAACGATTGATAATGTATGGAGGATATTCTTTTGCTAAGAGTGGATCTTCTTCAATCCAGTTCTTTTTCGTTTGATTAATACTATTCAACCAGTCTTTGAGTTCCATTACTTTCTTTCTGCCCAATCAAGATCACTAAGTTCTGGAACACTCTCAGTTCCCACATCATAATTAAAGAGTAAAAGTTCTTTACGACTTTGCTGCTCACGCATGTATTCACCAACAGACCTCATCGTATATGTAAGGTCAAACTCAGATGCATTCCATCCTTCAAATCTATCCTTCACAAGTTGATCTGAGTTATAAGAAATCAACTGAGGACCAACAAACCTATCACAATCAGCAGCAAACTTATCGTGATCAAATCTTTTGTGCATTGATCCTTTACGCCCATAGAGGTTATCCTTAATATCATAAGGAGGATCAAGATAAGTAAATACTTCCCTATCATCGGTAAGCATCTCTTCGTAGGAGAGGTTTGTAATCTTCCAGTTCTTAATAATCTCTGAATATCCAGGCAGTTTATCAATACCACGCATGGAGAAGTTATTATCAGATGCCTGAGGACTGAAAGATGATGATTCAGTCAGACCAGAGAAAGAACACTTATTGACCACATAGAATGCAGCAGCAGTCCACAGAGGTTCTTGACCACCCTGAGTCAGATAATCTTTTGACTGTAAGAACAGGTCTTTCGCAGTTCCACGACTAGGATACTTAGACTTCAGTTCTTGCAACCTCTTGTGTAGACGATATCCATCATCTTGAAGAACTTTCCAGAATGTATACAGAGGTGTATACAAATCATTCACCCAGACATCAAGGTGTGGATACTTCTTAGTAATGTGAATCGCCACACTACCACCACCAAGGAATGGTTCACGATATTCTTTAGAATCAGATACCTTCAGAAGGTATTGATCCATTTTAGTGCAAGCGCGGGATTTACCCCCCGGATACCTGAGGGGTGTCTTCAGTGATTTCATAATCTTTAGGATGATACTTCAAATATTCAAAGAAGGTTAGTTTCATTTCCTTCTCAGTCATACCACAATGTTTTGCAGCAGCAGGTAAAGTCATTTTAGCACGAAATAGTGCTTCATTTGCCTCCTGCACATTTTCTGGTGTAGTCTTTACTACTGGGTCTTTCAGTTTGGACTTATCGATTTTGAGTAATCCCATTAGCGTACAAAGCGAAAGATACGGTTAATATGTCCAGTCAATTCATTTACACTACCAGCCATTTGACGATACCCAGATCCAACATAAACCTGACCAGATACTACGGCAATGCACATTGCACACCAGAACAAATAGTAATAAGAAGATTTGACTTGATGCATTCTTTTTTGTTTAATTGTTTTCTTCATCACTTTTTTGAAAAATTTGAACTGATAATCTTGGAAATTCTATCTCAGTGGCAATTGGAGTTACTGCGTGCGGTTCTGAATTATTATTAATGACAAGTAGATTTTTTTCAGGAACTACACCAAGTATTTGATTACTTTTTTTACATTCATAAAGAAAAAGTCCACCCCACTCTCTATACCAATTATCATTAAGATAAAGAGTAGCACCATAATTATACTTTTCGTCAGTATGCCAGTTTAATGCAGAAAGGGGAGGCCATACATTAAGACCAATATCTATATTACGAGTTGAAGGTAGATACGGTCTCAATTCATCAATTATTTGATTTTTTAAATCAGTAGGAATATTATTTGTAGAAAGAGAATCACCCAATATACCCCTTATCAAACCTACTCCCCAATAAAATTGAGAAGCTACCCACTGAGGTCTTTGAAGTGCATCATAAATGAAAATAACAATTTTTTCATTAAGTTCGTCACTTATAGCATTATGAATTATTTGCATATCAGAGAATTAGTTTCTTTTCGGGTGGTGTAACCAATTTACTACCAAACATTTCATTGTATTTACCATAGACATCATTTTGAACTTCTGCAACATAAACAACATGTTGCTTCTTCATAGTAATCTCTGGGTTTTCTTGGTTAATCAAAGTTGCCCAAGGTGCAAATCCAACACCATTATTTGTCGGAAGAACAACCAGTCCATTTTGAACTGTGATAGTATCATCAGTTTCGGAGAGAACCTCAGCGATAACTTCTTCACCCGTTACGATACGAATCAATTTAACATCAATCATTACTCTACGCTCCATACAGAAAATTCATAGTCTTCAATAACTTCATTGGCAAGAAATCTTTTACACAAGGTTTTGATTTCTTGGTTGGCATAGTCTTCATCCTTTGCCTCAAAATCAATCTCAATCAATTTGCCCAGACGCAACTTATTAAAGGTCATGTCGGACATTCTACTACATGCTGCTCTCACAGCATTACCAGCAGAATCATCAACTGCTGCTCTCAGTCTAACATAGATTTTAGTTTTGAATTTCATTTGAATTCACACTCCACCATAACTAACTTTGAATTTTCCATAATCTCTTTTCAATTCTGATAAAGTCATTCCAGTTTTATTGGGCAAGTTTCCTACTGGAACTAACCATATCATATCATCCATAATGCTAATGAATGCCATATGATCAACCAAGTCTTTATAAGGTTGTTTATCAGTATGATTGGTCATAAGATGAAAGGACATCTTTCCAGTTTGTGCAGTTGATTTTACCTGAACTCTTTCAAAATTTATTCCATTTTTTGAAATGATAAAATCAGATCCCCAGATATCTTCAACTGGTGTATAAACCTGATACCCTTTCACCATCATCAAGTTTTTAAACTTATCCTCACAAATTCTACCAAGACCTTTTTGCAGTGTGGCAATTTGTACATCCTCAGGATTAAACAAACTGTTTTTAAGAGCTTGATTTACTCCTATCAAATGTTGGTATTTTTTCTTTGCCTCAATGATTGCCTCTTCTTTATTTGCAGTTTTAAGAGACCAGTGACCACCTCTCTTCCATCCTGGTTTTTGTAGAATACGAAGATACCAGTTTGGTTTACCATATCTTTGAAAGATTGTGGCAGATGGATCATCATTAAATCTCTCACTATTTTGAAAGACTTCACTCATTTGAATTCACACTCCACCATAATTTCAGTCAAACAAGCGAGAATATTTATCTCCTGATCCGCGACGAAAGCGCTTTGATACTGATACTTAGCAAGGACAAGAA